ATTTCTTGTCGTGCTAGAGCACTTAATCAGGATCAATTTGGGCAAAAATCCTAAGTACGAAAAAGGGCCATCTGGGTTTCCATTGCCTGTATAACTGAAACTCGTACTGTACCCGGAAACTCCCGTGAAACAATATGCAACATAGTCTTCAGTGTTTGTATTAACTTCTACACCATCACCTAAAGTGAATACTGATGCCCCTGGGGCAGTATCATTCCAGCGATCTAAAGCATCAGCAGTTGCCGCCGTTGTATTGAGTACCAAATAATCGGTTTCAGGATTTGCTGTATTTGCTGCATGATAAACCTGCCACGCATCTGCTTGATCTCTGTTTTTGACGATAATCATTTCAGGAGCAACACCTAAACCATGGCCTATAGTGGCTCCAGCAACACCATTGCCGGTATAAGTAACAATCGAGAACCCCGCACTAGCGTTAGCCCTCACCTGACTAGAGATGGAGCCATCTGTGTTGGTTGAATTAGATGAACCGGCGTCCCAGCACCAGGCAACGTAGGTTTCAGTGCTGGTGTTGTACTCAGCATCAGCTCCGAGATCAAAACCATCTGAGTTGAATGCAGTCAGGCCAGCAGCGTTAGTGACTTCAGCATCACTCGTATTGCTTTCAAGCTCTTTAGTTGCGCCGCGAACGGTATCCAGCAACTTGTGGTTGTCGGCCTGAGCGCGGTTCTTGATCCACACAAAATCAGGCGAGAACCCAAACCCGGAAATATTCTGTGTACTCCCGTTGCCCGTATAAGTCACCACGTCCATGGCGGTGGAGCCATTTTCAATGGTGGGTGCGGGCAGGTTTGTCGTGCAAAGCGCCTTGAAACCGCTGGGTGCGGTGTAGGCAAAGGGGCGTTGGCCGAAGTTGCAAATATATGCGGAATCCGCGTTGGCTGTTCCTTCGGAATATGCAGGAAAAAATGTGCCACTTAAACCCGTATAAGCTGCGTTTGTGCCGCCAGTGGGACTTCCACTGTTCTGCCAAGTGCCGTTTTTTGAAAAGAAAATCTTTCCATTATCAAGGTCTAAAGCGACACCTATTACATCATTGGTTGTGTAAGTATTGCCATAAACCGTACTACTATTGTTGTTGTAAGTTTGGCCGTTTACACTGTAATAACTGTAGCTAGATGCTTCTGCACCGATGAAACTCGTCAAAGAAGATGTGGCAGCTGCAATTCCAAATATCCAAAAATTACTGGCTCCAGCAATTGTCGTTTCCCAATACCACTTACCAGAAGAGACGCCAATAGTTCCCAATGCTACAGCATAATTTGGCCCTCCTGAGGCCCATGTAGCTTCTAAATTCCCGTTTGAAAAAGTAATGTCCGAAACATTAGCGCCTCCAACCACCGTATTTAAAGTGCAATAATTTCCTTTTACCTCGCCACCCACGCCTGTATCTGTCTCGGTGCCATTAGTGGGGGAGTCTACGAAGCTGTCGTTACCTGCACCAGCGGTGACGCTGATATTGTTAACGGTCCACGTATTCCCATTCCCACTAGTGTCCGTCCCTAATGCGGCGGCGGTGCTGTTATCGTCCATTTCCAGTTGGAACCCATTTGCCCCATAGTTACCTACATAAACAATAGGCTGCCAGATGCCGTTGTTGTCATCTGCTCCAAAAGCACCAGGTGCTTTAGCCTGCCCATCAATGAAATGAATATAAGCCAAATATCCGTTAAAAAAATTAGTTGTATTGCCTGCTCCGATTTGATGAGCTACGGCAGTGTTAAATATATTACTAGTCGCGGTCACCGTTCCGACACTTGTACCATTCACATACAAAGTATGCGAGGTACCATTTTGCACCCACATGATATGATACCACGCCGAAGGATCACGAAATAACGCTGTTGTTGTGAATGTTGTTATCGCACCACCGCTGCCAAACGTCAGTCTCAGCGCATCGCCAGACGTAAAACCAAAGCTGTCATCTGTTGAAACGCCAAATAACTGTTGGGTGCTTCCAAGCGCAGAACGCTTAACCCACATGGACAAAGTGAAAACATCTTGATCTGTCGGTGTTCCGAAGGTCGCACTTAAGTAGGCACTGTCACTATTGTTGAACCTGACAGACCTAGAAATTTCGTAAGTTGTTGTTGGTTGGTTTACACCAGCCGATCCAAGAAGATTGCTATAAAACGACATCAGCTATAGTTAGCAGTAAAAACAGCTTGAATATCTGTTGTTGTACGACAAATATAATCCACCCTATCGACAGCACTAGCGGCAATGCTTAATGTTGGCGCTGTTCCATTAATAAACGACCAGTAACTTCCCCAGCTCAAAGTTCTTGATCCAGTTCCATCTTGAACAATAAAAATAGATCCAGTTTGACCTGCAACAATATTTGTTGGATTTGCAATAGTACGGCTACCGCCAAGCGTTACTGTAAAGTTATTGCTGTTAGATAAGTCAGGGGTAATAGTTGCGCCATCGACTAATGTTGTGATTTCAGCACTTTGACCAGCGGTCCAAGTTTGTACTGAATTCAAAAATGCAAGAGGACTTGAAACACCGTTAGAAGAATAACCAACAGTACCTGATCCAGAACGATAAAAACCAGTATCTAAATCATCACGAAAAGTAATTGATGGTGCTCCAACAGAACCATCAGGGAATGTAGAGCCAACGGTAACATAATCTGCACCAGCAAGAATTACACCAAAAAATGCATGGCCACCAGTTGGAGCAGCACTGAAAACAATATCAGTTCCTACTAAATTAAATCCTGTCGTACCGGTTGGATCTGGTTCCTGGATAACACCATTAACAGAAATTAAACATTGCTGTGGATTTGTTGGAAATGGAACTGGTGTTGCACTATTAACTTGTAATGCAAATGTAGTAGTAACACCATCAAAACCACTGCTAATATCATCGATTAAACGATAATTTTCGTTAGCAACCTGAAGATTATTACCAATATATGCCATGTTTTTACCTGCGCTTTTTAGGTGTAAGGCTGGGTAGCGTTGGCCATTTAATTTCTTTTAGTTTAGCAGATCCATAAACTTGAGGCAAATCTCTAAGTTGTTGTCGATATTTAGCCCAGTCAGATTGAGGTAAAGTACAGCCAGAGGTCATAACCCAGTCAGTAGACTTCAGCAAAAAATCTCTTTTCTTTCTTACTACATCCCAACACTCTTCTTCTTCATTTAAAATAAACTCAGGATAAAAAAGTTGCTCAAATCCTTTATCGTAATCTTCCTGCTTAGATAAGTTTTGCTTTTGATTTTTTTCAACAATGCTGCTTAACTCAGTAACCTGTTGCTGCAAATCATTAATCTTTTTATAAATTTTATCAAAGTCCAAGACTGTTGTTAAAGCCATTTTATGGGGTTTGCTCTAAATAACTGATAGTTAAATCAAGCGTTGTTGCAGCATCGCAACGAGCACGTAAAACGTCGCTTGACTCCATAATAATTTTTGAGCCTGAAATAACTTCAAGAGATGAGCCTGCGGGGACGGGTGCGTTCCTTACAAGATAAACATCATCTCCAGTATTTGTTACCAAATACAAATCAACATTAGCGCTAACAACTGTTTTGTTAGAAATAAGTGCACCAATGATAACAAGTGTGGCACTACTTCCAGCCGTTAAAACATTGCAATTGGTATTGCTAATTGCATCAGTAACGACATCGGCTTTTGTCTCGACTTTAAATGTTTGAGGCATATCAACTCAAAGCAATAATAAGAGCAATGTTGTCTCTGGCATCAAAGTTACCGGTTACACTCAAGTCACCTGTAATTGAAACGTTACCAGAAAAAGCGGCTGATCCAGATGAATCTATTGTAATCCTGGCAACTCCTCCTGTAACAAGTGCAAGTTGATTTGCACCTGGACTAATAATACCTGTATCAATATCTCCTGCAAATTTTAATGCACAACTATTTAATGCTCCTGGCGATAATGCAAAATTTGTGCCATCCTCTCTTAATAAAGGGTATCCACCAACTTGAACACTGTCATGAATAACACAGGTTTGTTTTGTAGTATCAACAGTAACTTCACCAACAGCACCAGTAAAACCTGAGTGCTCGTCTGTCGTTCCCCTGCGAAATTGTACTTGAGTTGCCATGACTTTATCCTAATGCAATAGCAATTGATGTTGCAAATCCTTGTGTCGCAAGGATTCCCGTTTCATCAAGAGCATCAACAAGCCCCTTGAAATTTGGTGCGTAAGGTTCACGGGCCATGGTTACACTATTAACACTTAAGCAGAACTTCAAGAGCGCCTTCTATATTGGCCTCATAAGTTGCTGTCATCTTAACAATAAATCTTACACTTCATTCTAGGTTGTTACATCCTTTAGAATAGAGGAAGAAATAAACGGAAAAAACAATGGCACCTGAAATTATTGCTGTAATAATTACAAGTGCTTTTGCTGCATTCACTGGTGTAGGTAGAGCATTGAACACCTTTAACGAAAAAATTCAAAAGAAATTT